ATCCAAAAACTCCGCGCTGCGTGATGCGGCGCACGAAGTCACAGGGCAGCGGTATATCCTGCCGTCCTACGACACCAAAGATCAAGCCGAGGCCGCTATGGCCGAAATTTATAGGATTTATGAGCAATGATTAACTACAAGACACCGTCGAAAGAGACATACGAGGGACTGGAACAGGCATTTGATTATTTCAACGAGGCCCTGTTCGAAAACCGCCTGCCGCCCGTGATGTTCACCTTGACCCGCAAGCGTGGGGCGCATGGATACTTCCACGCAGAGCAGTTTGCTCACCGCGATGGCGACAAGACCCACGAGATCGCCCTGAACCCAAATTCTATGGGGCGGGAGATCAGCGCCGTTCTGGCTACATTGGTGCATGAGATGACCCATTTGGAGCAACAGGAATACGGCAAGCCATCCAAGAACGGCCACCACAATATGGAATGGGCGAACCTGATGATCAGAGTTGGCCTTACGCCCACGGACACGGGCAACGAGGGCGGCAAGATGACTGGCCGCAAGGTCACCCACATGATCGACCCTGATGGCCCCTTCGCGGCTGCTCTGGCCGATCTGATGCCTTTTGACATCCCGTACTTCACGATGCCCGTGCAGGCAGCCGCGAAGGCCAAAGACAAGTCTAAAGTTAAACATAGTTGTCCCACCTGTGACGCGAAGGCGTGGGCCAAGGCAGGCTCGCGGCTGGTCTGCGGTGACTGCGACGAGGCCATGGTCGGGGATGCGGTGTGATGGCCAGCGATCTTCGACACAAGACCCCCGAACAACTGCGCGCCGAGATCGTCTATCAGGAAAAGAAACTGGCAGAGTGCGACTTCCATATCCCAAGGACGGTCTGGCTGATCGATGACCTTAAAGCCAGCTTGCAGTCAGCCGAGGTAAAACTGTCAAACCAGCGCATGACGCGCAACAACCACCACCAGAGACTGGTGTGGGCCAAAAATTACCTCCTAATGAAGGAACCCCTGTGATTATGCGGTGGATCGGGCTGCTGGAGACAGCGGCCCCGTCTGCGCCCCAAACCCGCACAAATGGTGACTGGTACTCCGATGGGGACGTTCCATTTTAGTTGATAGTGGGCTGGTTAGAGGTGGGTAGTTAGGAACTTTTTGAGCTTTAAGATACTGAAATTAAACAACATTTTGATGTGTTCGTAGTTCGTAGAGTAGTTAGTAGGATAGAGACACATATATACATACATACCCAGGGACAGAAATACCCCCTCTATAAGAAAAAAAAGAGAGATAAAGAAAAATATATATATATACTATATACTATATATATATATACTACGTATATTTCTCTTATTTATCAATGAGTTAGGTTAGAATTGTTCTTAGTTTCAGTCTCGCTATCGTCACGCTATGAACTTTTTGCTTGCAAGCCCCGATGGGTATGTTAAACAGTTCACATCGAGGCATTGAGCCTCGCTCAACACTGGAGATGATTATGGATAACTTGACGGCAATCAACATCTGCGAGGGATCGCAGGACGCGACCGAGGATGAGGTGGTCGCCGCATGGCAGCACCTGATTGACACGGGACTGGTGTGGCAGTTGCAGGGGTTCTACGGGCGCATGGCCCGCGAACTGATTGACCACGGCGTTTGCACGGCGGTGGCGGCATGATGTACGCAAATCACATTGGGTACTCGGACGTGACCCCATTCGAGGTGGTAGATTATGTCAGTCTCAAAACTTTGGTTATCCGCGAGATGGTCGCCACCGAGAAGCCGTGGATGCGCCAGTTCATGGCGGGCGGTTTCCTCGGCCATGTGGTAAATCAGGAAGATCAGGATTGGGACATTCAGCCAGACCCTGACGCGCCACTGGTGCGTATCCGCAAGCACAAGGACGGCAAGTGGTATGACCGCCACGGCGCTCGGTATGCTCTGGCCGAGAAGCCAGTCAAATTTCACGACTTTAACTTTTGATGGGAGAGAATGATGCCTTTTAGCGTTACCAAAAACAGCAAGCCCCTTGAACTTTTACTTCCGAGGGATCAGCAGAAACTTCTTGAATGGCCTCATGGGTGGGCCGTTCTCACCGAAGCTGGCATTTGGCAGCCGCAGGAGACGAAGCCAAACAAGCGTGGGCTTGTGTATCGCGGTGTTGAGGAGGTGGTCAGCGTCTGGTGCAATGTTTACCAAGCTTGGGAAAAAGACAGAATCCTGATGCGTAAGTACGGCAGCAGGGAGATGGCCGACGAGAATGCAGAGCCTCACAGGGTCGGTGTCCTGCGGATTGACGTGAAGGCTGGCAAGATCACGCTGCATGTGGAGGATCAGGAATGATTGACAGTAAGCCAATGGTCGCACTGTGCGAGGACATGCCAGAATACAATTTGAGCGTTGACAGCTACTCTGATTATATAACCCTTTTTCAGTTTGATGGCGATGAGCGCCAAATCATAGAGGTGGCATCACCAGAGCAGGCACATGATTTGATCTCAATCTTGCGCGCCGCGATGGCTCTTAATGGTTGGGACAATCTGTGATCAAGCGGGTCACGAGGGCGGAGTGCGAGCGGCTGGTGGTGGGGGTGCATTACGCCCACCGCTGGCCCTCAATAAGCCACGCCTTCGGCCTGTTCAGGGGTGGGGAGATGGTTGGGTGCGTGACGTATGGCACACCCGCCAGCAGCCCCCTGCGGATCGGCATAGCGGGCGCGGAGTTCGCGGGGTCGGTGCTTGAGTTGAACAGGCTGGTTCTGGATCACAATATCAAGAACGATGCGTCCATGCTCGTGTCAGCCAGCCTGCGGATGTTGGGCGGTGACCACATCGTGATCTCGTTTGCCGACACCGAGCAGGGCCACCGTGGGGTGGTGTATCAGGCATGCAGCTTCACCTACCACGGCCTGTCAGCCAAGCGCACAAACTGGAAGGTGAGGGGTATGGAGCATCTGCATGGCATCACCATCGCAGACCAGTTCAGGGGCGTGGAGAACCGCGCTCAGGCGATGCGTGACAAGTATGGCGATGACTTCTATCTGGAGCCTCGGCCACGCAAGCATCGGTACATCAAGATCATCGGGTCGCGGGGCTTTAGGGCTAAGGCGGCGCGGGCGATAAAGTACGCCCAGATGCCGTACCCATGAAAATAGTTGTTGCAACGCACGATGTGAATTGATATGGATTTCTCAGGGGGCATTGCGCCCCGCTTAACCCATGGAGAATATCATGATCCACAATGAAGCCCGCTACGAAGCCGCGAAGGCCCGCAACATCCGCCTGAACGCGAGCAAGACCCGCCGCGCAAAGTGGATGGCCCTCGATGGTGCCAAGCGCGTCGATGAGTTCCTGTTTGAGCAGGGTGAGTTCGAGCCATCGTACCGCGATGACGGCCAGCGCGCTGGATCACACCCCGTGGTGAAGGCATCGTATGGCGATTTTTACAGCACCCTGCGCGACACCGTCAACGAGTGGGGCGGTCTGACTGAAAAGCAGCACGATGCGGCTATAGAGATGATTGCGCGCGGCGAGGAGCGTGTTGCTGGCTATGCGGCCAAGCGCGCTGAGGAGGCTGCCACATCCAACTGGATCGGCACCGTGGGTGAGCGCCGCAACTTCACCGTCACGATCCGCAACGTGGTTGTGATCGACGGCGTGTATGGCGCATCGTATCTGCACATCATGCATGACGCAGACGGCAACTCGGTGATCTACAAGGGTACCAACGTCTTGGGCGAGAAGGGCGCTTTGGTTACCGTCAAGGCCACTATCAAGGAGCATGGCGAGCGCGAGGGTGTGAAGCAAACAAAGATCAGCAGGCCAAAGTGAAAATAGTTGTTGCAACGCCCCGTGTGTAATGTTAATGAACTCACATGGGGCATCACGCCCCGCCAGCAGATGGAGATGAAGATGACCGATACCTTTTCAATGGAAGTAGAAATCCGTGGTTTCTTGTTCGAGATTGACGTTTATGTTGATGTGTCCGAGGGTGGCAGCAACAGCTACGGCTCCGATGAGCCAGCGTGGTTTGACTTGGACATTGAAGACATTCGCGGCTCACGGCGCAACAAGCCCGTCAGCGGCGCGCTGTTTGACAAGATTGTTAAACATTACGAGAATAACATCGTAGATAGGTATCGGTGATAGGAACGCCCTGACCAGCGGGCAAATGCTGGCGGTATGCCGTCGAGAGCCGCGCCATGTTCTCAGCGCAATCACGGTAGCGCGGTCTCAGGCTCCTCCCAGTTGAGACCGCGCACATTTCATGCTACATTGCCGCCACCCAGCACATGGAGTGGCGGTTATGATTTTTGATATGACTGATGAATTGTTCGATGAAATCTGCGAGCGGATGGTTGATGGCGAGAGCGTGAGAACTATTTGCAAAGACGATCACATGCCTGCTATTAGCACGTTGATGAAGATTTTGAACCAAAACCCTGATCGATCAGCACAATATGCGCGCGCGCTGCAAATGCGGGCCGATGCGATGTTCGAGGAGATCATGGACATCTCCGATGACGGCAGCAATGATTACATGCTGCGCAATGCGGATGACCCGACATCGATTGTGCTGAACGGCGAGCATGTCCAGCGCAGCAAACTGCGGGTGGATTCGCGCAAGTGGGCGCTGGGCCGCATGAACCCCAAGAAATATGGCGAGAAGACTTTCATCGGCGGCGTTGATGACGCGCCTGTCAAGGTGCAGAACACCATCGACGTGTCCAACCTGTCGCTTCAGGAACTGGAGACACTGGAGAAGGTACTTTCCAATGCGTAATATCGTAGAAATCACACCATTTGAAATTGTGGAATACTTGCCAAAAGTTCGCCGCATATCGTTTCGCAGCATCTCCATGATGCTTGACTCGCCATTCCCGTCAACGCCGATTGAATGCGCTACATGGCTGGACGATCCCAGTGTTGATAATATTGATACAACGCCAGAAGAGGCATACGAGCATTTGTTTGAGCAAATATTAAAGAAGATTGGTAATGCGGAGCATATTGAGTTCATTGTGTGGCCAGAGTGCTGGCTTAGGGATTCTCAACCAGACATCTGGCGCAATACTGGCGTTACAGAGTGGCGCGCATACGCAAGATTTATGGTGATTTCCAATGGGTAGGAAACTTCTGTGGGCATGATCAAGCTGCCGTTTGGCATCGACACTGAGGCGCAATTCAAGGCAATCGAGAAGCGTAAGTGTGAACTGTCACTGGCCGAGTACGTCAGGGCGGCGTGGCATGTGATCGAGCCTGAGCAGCCGTATTGTCACGGCTGGCACATCGATTTCATCTGCGCGCATCTTGAGGCCATCACGCGCGGCGAGATGCTGGACGATGGCACGTATTACAACCGCCTGCTCACCAACGTCCCACCTGGCACGATGAAGTCGCTGCTGATCGGCGTGTTCTGGCCGTCATGGGAGTGGGGGCCGCAGAACATGCCGTCCATGCGCTACGTCTGCGCCTCGCACTCGCTGGAGCTTGCGATCCGTGACAGCCTGCGCATGCGGCGACTGGTCAGCAGTGAGTGGTATCAGGGCCACTGGGGTGACCGTGTGAAGTTGGTGGGCGATCAGAATGCCAAGGGCAAGTTTGAGACGACCGCCACAGGGTCACGGCAGGCATGCGCGTTTGCGGGCATCACAGGCTACCGTGGCGACCGTGTCATCATCGATGACCCTCACAGCGTGGATGACGCAAACTCGGAAGCCAAGCGTAAGACCACAACCGACCTGTTCAAAGAGGCCGTGACCAGTCGCCTGAACAATCCCGACAAGTCGGCCATCGTGGTGGTGATGCAGCGCCTGCACGAACTGGACGTGTCTGGCGTGATCCTTGAAGCGGGCGGCATGGGGTATGACCACATCATGCTGCCGATGCGGTACGACCCGCTGCGGGCGCAGCCGACGATGCTGGGCTATGAAGACCCCCGCGAGGAAGACGGCGAACTGCTGTTCCCCGACCGCTTCCCTGAGCATGTGGTTGACCGAGACGAGCGCGCTATGGGGCCATACGCGACCGCAGGGCAGTATGCGCAAAGCCCTGAGCCTCGCGGCGGGGGGATCGTTCAGGATGCGTGGTGGCAACTGTGGGATAGGCCAGAGTACCCGCCCATCGAGTACATCGTGGCATCGCTGGACACCGCCTACACGACCAAAGCCGAGAACGACCCCAGCGCGCTGACGATCTGGGGCGTGTTCGGCGGCAGTTCGGAATCGGCGGCGACGAGGATGGTTGACCGATACGGCAGGCAGATGGACGTGACCCGTTCATTCCAGTCATCGGCGCTCGGCCCCGTGCCAAAGGCCATGCTGATGTATGCGTGGCAGGACAAACTGGAGGTTCATGACCTGACCGAGAAGGTGGCCGACATCTGCAAGCGCATGAAAGTGGACGTGCTGCTGATCGAGAACAAGGCTGCGGGACACTCGGTGGCGCAGGAGATGCGGCGGCTGTTCGGCAATGAGGACTTCGTTGTCCAGATGTACGACCCCAAGACCCTCGACAAAGTGGCCCGCTTGTACAGCATCCAGCACATCTTCAGCGAGGGCATGGTGTACGCCCCCAACAAGGACTGGGCCGAGATGGTGATCAGGCAAGTATCTTCATTCCCACGAGGAAAACACGACGATCTTGTCGATACCGTAAGTATGGCCTTGAAACATCTGCGCGATGTGGGTATGCTTACACGAGCCGCAGAACGAATGGCTGAAATCGAGAGCGACAAGCAGTTCCACGGGAATGGAGATGTGCCGCTCTATAACATATGAGGATTAAAATGATTAACGATAAAGTAAAGGCGCTGACGAGCCGAATTACCCAAGCCGCGACCGAGGATGATAGCGCAGGGCTGTCAGACATCATCGCGGCAATGTCCCTTGCATACATAGGATTATGCATAGCTTTTAGGGCAGATGATGTCACTGAAGATCAAGTTGTAGAGACAGCGCATCAAATGATCGATGTATCTAAAGATATTATCAAAAAATCAATGGAAGGACAAAAAAATGACCGATGACGAGAAGAAAACAGAATTAGCGATGAAGGTTTCTATGCTTGTGACTAAGACGTGTCTCAACTTGGAACTTGCGCCGTACGATGCAATTGAGGTTCTGGCTAGGGTTATGACGATTTTGGCAGTCACTTCCGCAAAGGAAGGGCGCGAGGCTGATGTCATGCTTGATGTCTTTGCCATGATCTGGGAAGTCGCCACTGAAGTAATCGAAGCAAAGCGCGAGGAGGGCGAAGATGAGAGTTCTGTGCAACGCAACCATTGATGGCGACACCGTGACGGTGGTGGGCGCTGAGGGTCACAGCGGGATCACCCGCATCTATGTGATCGAGAATGAGGACGAGACGGCGATGGCCATGGAGGGCATCCGCCGCTTCGTTGAGGAGTTTCAAAATGGAGATGAGAGATGAACTTTTATATGTGGCGGCAGAACAATACGGGCGGGTCGTTCATCACCGATGGTGACCTTTCTCGCTTCGTTGTTATAGAGGCCGAGAGCTACGATAAGGCCGAGGAGAAGGCTCTCAACTTGGGCATCTACTATAACGGCGTTGACTCTGACCGCGACTGCGCGTGTTGTGGTGACCGCTGGTATGAGGGCGACTTGGTGGAGATTGAAGACGGCGACACCATCGAAGCTTACCTGCAACGGGAAGAGGATGAATACCCATGTCGCGGCACCATGACCATCCTGCACCTCTCTGACGGCTCCAAGAAAATCTTCGAGCCACGCACATGATCGACCCCAAGGAACTGGTTGATCTGCCGCACGGCCAAGCCGAATTGGTTCTCAAGCGCGAGGGCTGCTGGGCCAAGAAGAAATTCAAGGTGCGGGTGGTGGGCAGCCACTACTCGCCACTTGAAATCAAGGTTGTCACGGTCGATGCTATTGACAAGCGCAGCGCAGAGATTGAGGCCGAGAAGGTTTCTGGTTTTGATTTCGTTGATGAAACTGAAATTATAGGAGAAGAATGATGGAACTCTGGATGGCTGCCGCGCAGTTGCTCTACCTGATCCCCGTGATCTGGTTCATCAACGATTTTAATCATGTTGTTGAATTTGTCCGCGACACGTTCCCCACCATGAAGGAAGGCCATGTCTCCGTTGCGATTTTGGTCATACTATTCTGGCCGATCACGGCGATTGCGGGCATCTTGCTTGGCGGTGACGAATGAAATTTACCGTGGAGCATGCGAAGAAGGTTGCGGCGAAGTTGTATGAAGAGCCTAGAGAAAGATGCAGCCCGACCTGTAAGGCGTGTGACACCCTTGCAGCGGACTGGGAATTCAAAGTCAACAATGTTCTGGCTGCCCTGAAGGTATTGGAGGATGAAGAATGATCTGGAACCCGTGGAAGATAATCCGCAAGCTAAAAGAGCGTTCTAGCTCGCATCTGGTCTTGGTCGATCCAGATCGACAAGAGCGTGTCAAAGCCATGCTGGCGGAGCAAACTGGTATCCAGTTAGAACTTGGCTTTGATCCAAATGACAGCACTCATGGATGGCTGCGCTTGCATCAAATTCTGAAAGATCATGAGGATCGAATTAAGAAATTGGAGGATTCAGTAAAATGATCATCAACGGCTCAGACCTTTTGCAGCGCGCGCCCATCAAGGACATGATCAACGAGAAGCGCCGCGAACACGGCGTTTCTTGGGGTCTGTCCGAGGCGGGGTATGACATCCGCATCAAGCAGGATATTGTTTTCTACAAGCCAAATAATAAAGAATACCTGTCAGGGGTAATTGTAGACGGTAAATTTTCACAAGGGGACTTCACCATCGCCAGCGCCATCGAAGAGTTCCAGATGCCACACAATCTGGTGGGCATTGTCCACGACAAATCCACATGGGCGAGACAAGGATTATCTGTTTTCAACACAGTTATCGAGAATGGATTTTTTGGTGGACTTACTCTCGAACTTGTTTATCATGGCCGAGATGGCCTGCACATCCCCGCAGGGGCTGGAATTGCGCAGGTTATATTCCATGAGACAATCGAAAGGGCATCTTACAGTGGAAAATACCAAGGACAGTCAACTGATCCAACCCCAGCCATCTTCAGGTAAGAACGAAAAGCGGGTGTACGCACAGTACACCTGCGCCAACTGTGGCGTTAATTCCCCAGAGTGCGGGTTCTACAAAAACCCAAAACTTATTCGCGGACATATCCCTTGGTGTGTATCTTGCCATTCAAAGCGCACCGTTGATCGCCGCAAGAAAAAACTTGATGGCATTGACAGGGTTGACGGTAGAAAGTGCAGGCCACGCATGAGTGACGAGGACAGGCTTAAAAGGAACAGAGAAAAGTCATCGAAGCATTATCACAAAAACATTGAGCAGAAGCGCAAGTATTCTCGTGAGTGGGCAAGGAAAAATACAAACCCAGAGAAGAAGCGCCGCATGATGCTGAAGGTCAAGTACGGCATGACTCCAGAGGGATGGCAGGCTATGTTTGAGGCGCAAGGGTGCAAGTGCGCTATTTGTGAATCCACGGACGCTGGCGCAAAGGCGGGTTGGAATACAGATCATTGCCACAAAAGCGGTCGCGTCAGGTTTATCCTGTGCGCCCACTGCAACAGGGGGTTGGGCGCATTTAAGGACAACCCAGACGTAATGAGGAAGGCCGCAAGAATGCTTGAGGACTTAGAGAACCAGCCCGACCGACCTGTTGAGGCCATCTCGCGTTGATATTCATGGCTGCGTCTGCTAATGTAGGCGCAGCCATTATCTTTGAGGGAACCCGATGTCAGGCTTGAACCCGAATATCCGCATGATTGATGACGAGGCGGATGCCGCCATTGGCCCGATGGACGTGACCGTTGAGCATGATGACACCGAGCCTGAAGACATCCCCGAAATCTCGCAGGATGGTGCCATCCTCAAGATCGAACACGGCGATGGGTCGATCACGCTGTCGCTGGACGGCAAGCCACTCAAAGACCCCGACAACGAGAAGACACCGCCATCTGGCTGGTTTGACAACCTCGTTGACGAGATTGACGACATCGAACTCCAGAACATTGCCGACGACCTGATCCGTGGTGTGGCTGACGACATTGAGAGCCGCAGCGAGTGGATCGAGGATCGCGCACAGGGCATCAAGCTTCTAGGCCTCAAGATTGAGATACCTGGCCTGAACGGCGCGTCAGATGGTGCGCCCGTGGAGGGCATGTCCAAGGTGCGCCACCCGCTGCTGCAGGAAGCCGTGCTGCGCTTTCAAGCCAACGCGCGCTCTGAACTGCTTCCGACCGATGGCCCCGTCAAAATCCGCGATGACGCAAACGGCAGCACCACCCAGCGCGACGAAATCGCCAACGCCCTTGAGAAGGACATGAACCACTACCTGACCAGCACGGCGCGGGAGTATTACCCCGACACAGACCGCATGCTGCTGATGCTGGGCTTCGGTGGCACATCGTTTAAAAAAGTGTACTTCTGCCCGCTGCGCAACCGCCCCGTCAGCGAGAGCGTGGATGCCGACAACCTGATTGTGAACAGCGCCGCCACAGACCTGTCGAATGCCAAGCGCATCACGCACCGAGTGTACATGCGCCCCAGCACGGTCAAGCGCCTGCAGATCATTGGCATCTACAGCGACACCGATCTGGACACGCCCAACGAGGTCACGCCCGATGCGGCGCAGGATGCCAAGAGCGCGCAGCAGGGTGTCACCGCCACCTCGTCCAACCCAGATGACCGCGACCGCGAGATTTACGAGGTCTACTGCGAACTGGACATCAAGGGCTACGAACACAAGCTTAAGGGCAAGGAGACTGGCCTCGAAATACCGTACCGTGTCACCATTGACGTGTCTTCGCGCAAAATTCTGTCGATCACCCGCAACTTTGATCAGGACACCGCTGACCTGCCCGAAGCCCGCACAAACTTTGTGAAGTACACGTTTGTGCCAGGTCTGGGCTTCTACGACATCGGGCTGCTGCACATCTTGGGCAACACCACCAACGCCATCACGGCGGCGTGGCGCGAACTGCTGGATGCTGGCATGTACGCCAACTTCCCAGGCTTCCTGATCAGCGACACGGGATCGCGCCAGAACACCAACATCTTCCGCATCCCACCAGGCGGGTCAGCCCAGATTAAGACTGGTGGCATGCCCATCAATCAGGCAATCATGCCACTGCCCTACAAGGAGCCATCGCAGGCCTTGATGGCGCTGGTGCAGAACATGAGCGAGACTGGCATGCGCGTGGGTGGCACCTCGGAGGCTCAGGTTGGCGAAGGCCGCGCCGATGCCCCCGTGGGTACAACTCTGGCCATGATTGACCAAGCCACCAAGATCATGAACGCCGTCCACAAGCGCATGCACAGCGCGCAGGCCGAGGAGTTCTCCCTGCTGCTGAAGTGTTTCCGCGAGCATCCCGAAAGCTTCTGGGAGCGCAACCGCAAGCCCACCCTCCAGTGGAATGAAGAACTGTTCATCCAAGCCATCAATGACGTTGAACTGGTTCCGCAGGCTGACCCCAACACATCCAGCCACGCCCAGCGCGTGATGAAGATCATGGCATTGAAGCAATTGCAGGCCGCCAACCCCCAGATGTACGACGAGGAGGCCATCGACAAGGCGGCCCTGCGCGCCATCGGCTGGTCAAACCCTGAGCAGTTCCTGAAGCCAGCGCAGGCCAAGCAGCCGCCGCCTGAGTTCTTGAAGGGCGTTGAGGAGATCAAGATCGCCCACCAGAAGGCTGACGCTGACACGCTGCGCGCTCAGGCCACGATGATCTCCGCCCAGTCGAAGTCAGGCGCACCGCAAGGGCCGCAGGGGCCGCAGATAGACCCCGCCAAGATGTTGGCCGAGCAGAACAAGGCCCGCCAAATGGAGTTCTCCATGCAGCGTGACCAGATGAACGACCAGAACCGCGACCTTGACCGCGAGAAGGACTTGCGCGTCGAGCAGATGCGGATGGATCGTGAGCAGATGAATGACGCCGTGCGCATGCAGCACGAGCGCGACATGCAGGAACGTGACCACGCCGCCGATGCGGTCAAACTGGCGATGCAAATCCGTAAACAGGGGCAGTAAATGGACAGAGACAAGGCAATCCGCGCGGCGAAGCTGACCATTGGTGGTATGCTGGAAAAGAACCGCCACGCCACGGCATTGGGCCGCGCTGGTGGCCAAGTCGCCCCGTCCAAATACATGCCAAACGTACCCCGCGCCGTCCACGCTGACGGTGGCAAGGTGGCGTTCCAACAGGGCAACCACCCAGATGTTCCTGATGTCATGTATCACGGCACTGGCTCTGAGAAAGATTTCTCATCGTTTTCTATGCCTGGCAACAAGACTGGCCGCAAGACTGGCGGAAACGCTATTTACCTATCAACCAGTCCAGATGCGGCGGGAACATTTGCAAACTATGGCGCGAAGCCACGAATTATGCCCTTGCATGTAAGCGCCAAAAATCCATTTGACTTCAGGAACCCTGACCACATCGACTCATTGCAGGGCACTCTTACCAAAAACTTTAAGAGTTGGTTCCCAGGTGCAATGTATGGGCCTCAAACAGCCATAAACTGGATGCAAGGTGGGGACTTCGGCCTGCTAGAAAACAATAACGTCAGGTCGTGGATGAAGCGCCAAGGGCATGATAGCTATTTTGTAACCGAGGGAGAGGGAAGGCCATTAAATTTGGCCGTACTAGACCCAAAACAAGTCAAGTCCGCCATTGGCAACAACGGAGATTTTGACCCAACCAACCCCGACATCACCAAGGCTGACGGTGGTCGTGTGTCCTACGGCAACGGCGGCAAGTCTCTGGGCCTGTACTCAAAAGCTGCACAGATCATCCGCAACCAGCCGCAGGCTAAGGGTAGCATCGATCAGCTTTTGGCAATGGTATCCAAGACAAAAGGTGTCAAGCCAGCCGAGCTTACCAATGCTGGGCGGCCAGCGGGTGGCACCATGTCCAAAGAAGAACTGGCCAAGCACTTTGAGGATGCGCTGCCAAAGGTGGACGTTGAGCGCATTGGCGGCAGAGACAGCAATGGATTTCCGCAGTACGAACAATACACGCTCCCAGGCGGTGAAAACTACCGTGAGCATCTGCTGCACCTATCGGACGAAAGGGAGCCGCCAAAGGCATTGCATAGGGTGATGGGGGCTTTCCCAAGGGACTTTGATAGTGAAGAAGGTGCGCGGCAGTACATTCGTCAGCTTGACACATTGCGCAATACACCTGGAATGGAGGGTATTGCTGAAAGCCTAACCAGATACCCCGCCATATATCAAAGGGAAAATGGTCGATCTACCAACCCCAACGATTTCAAATCATCTCACTGGGATACCCCCAATGTGCTTGCCCACGTCCGCATGAGTGACCGCGACAACGGAGAAACTCTACACGTTCATGAAGTACAATCTGACTGGGGCCAAGAGGGGCGCGAAAACGGTTTTTACGATCCAGAAAAACCATTTGAGGTTGTAAACAAAAAAACCAAAGAGGTGGTGTCTAGGCACCCTGATTACAGTTCCATGTGGGATGCTTATCGCACCCATCCAGATTCCGACAATTTGACCTATGGCGATGTTCGGGATGAAAAGCCGCCGCAAGGCCCATATGTCGGCAACACCCAGCAGTGGACTGATCTGGCGCTGAAGCATATCATGATGGAAGCCGCCAAGGGTGGATACAAGCGCGTGGTGTTCTCCCCAGGCGAGGCAAACGCCGACCTGTACGGGCAGCGTAAAGAAGTAAGTAAACTTGAATTTCTAAAGAGCAATGACAGTGGTGAGGCTGGCATACTCAGCGGCTTTACACCAAATGGTTATTATTCAAGCCAACATGATGTTGAGAGCCATGCCGATCTTCCAAAATTGATTGGAAAAGAAAATGCCGCAAACCTCTTGGCACAACCGCCAACTCCATCCCCAGATAAGGGCGAAGACAGATATACCCACACGCTTCAAGGCCCGCTTTTAGTCGGCGGACACGGCATGGTGGATTACTACAAGAACTACGTCAACCAAGGCGCGATGAAGCTTTTGCAGCAACACGACCAGTCTGCAAAGCCAGAAAGCTATGACCTTCCCGAAGGCTATAAGGGTTTCGCCCTCCCAGTCACCGACACCTCCCGCGAATCAATCCTCAAGAACGGCTTCCAAGCATTCCAACGTGG